ATTGCCGCGCACATCGCGAGTGGTGCTCTTTGGGCGCATTCGTTGCTTCGTATTTTCTTCGTGCTGAATCAGCACCACGACGATCGACATGATTATCGCACTAAGTACATCGCATCTCCTAAAGTCATCGACCACATTGACGATGTGGTTTTCGAAGACGCTGCTCTGCGTGTTGCGCTCAACGCACCGATGGTTCCGCGCGGTCGTGACCGCATTGGTTTGACATCCTGGCACATTACGGCGCAGAAGCTCTTGCGCGTTGAAGAGCAAGGGCGCGTTAACGGTGCCATTGCCAATTCTGCCGTAGCAATTGCGGAACGCAACCTCAATTTTGAGGACGCTCCTTACTTGCACCTGCCAAGCAATGTCTCTGAATCTGTTTTCCGACAATTTGGTGAAGCCTTCCCTGCTTTGGCTGTCACTCGTGCACGCTTCACTCACCCGCATGGCGCTGCTGCCTCGGCACGCTTTGCGATGCATGCACTTATTTCAGCAAAGTTGGCTCGCGATTGTGCACCCGTTTTCGGTGTCGGTCTGTCCCCCGTCCAAGTCTCACGCATCAATGATGTCGTTCACAACGTCGCGCCCATTCTCTCCGGTCGCGACTATTTTCGACATGATCTTTCTCCATCGCAGGTCGTTCGCGATTTCGCGAACGTTGTCCGCTGCCCGTCCAAGCTGGAGGATTGTCGTCATGGTTTTGACAAAGTGCCTGTGTTCGTTGCGATGTTCTCGACGCATGACATAGCCTTCTCTGATTTTGTCTCCGCCATGGCTTCGCGCGGTTCTCACACTGCATACGTCGCGATGCATCTGCCAATCCCTTTGTTGGATCGACGTCTTGACGAGTACTACGATGACTGCCTGGACATGCATTATCAAGTTATCGATGGTAATGTGCAGGTCACTTTCGGTGGTGGTCTTTCTGCTGGTTACGCCCATGATATGTCGAAACTCCTCACATGGCTGATGCCCCGTGCAATTTTGCCCGGGTATCATGTTCAGGTTGAGGAGCTTTCTCACGTCGGCTCATGCTTTCTTCTCGAGGTCAACGTTTCTCCCGGTTTCCAAGAGGCCACACCCACTTCATGGTGTCTTGGTGAACCTTTCCTCTTGTTGCCGACATTGCGCTCTTCATTCGCACGCACCGATAATGACCATTTTTTCACTGTGCCTATGCGCCGTTGGCGGGCCTTGGTTTCTTTTGCCGCAACTTTGCGGTATGAGGATTTGACGTTTCAGATCATGGCGCAGAAACTTCGCGGTCTTCTTGGTGAAGTACGAATTGGTGAACAGGTGATCGAAGAACGTTGGGACGTTGACACGACGCAGTTTTACAGCCTTGTGGCACACGCACTCATCCATCATTCGCGTGCCAGTTTTGACTACGATAATTGCATGCGTCAATTGGTTACGTTTGAACGTGAACGCCGCGCACGCCAAGGCAATTTCACCCAACGCGCGTATCAGTATGTGGCCGACGTTTTTTCCGGTCAAATTAACCGCAAATACGGACCACTGGACAAACGGGCTCGTGCCAAGCTTTACGATTTCCTTTTCATGACACATGCGGATGGTGATACGGACTATGATCCTTATGTCCCGCGCCATCGATGGGACATCAGCACTGCCAATTTACGACCGTTGCCCGCGGAATTGTGCGCCAAGTTCACGGTCGCAACTGCGAAGGTTGCCGCTCATGGTGCGCGCCGACTCGTTGGTGTTGCTGGTCCTGTCGCTGCAAATCTGGGTGCCACTGTCGTTCATGCTGCCTCTGACGCTCTCAACAATGTTGTTGAAACTCTCGCCCATGTTTGCGACCCACCGCCCGTCATCAATCTCACGCCGCATTTTGCACCCCAAGTTGTGCCGACGCCGTGGGGGCGTGATCGCGAAGATATCGAAGTGCTCGCTGAACGTCACGTTCTCGATGATTTCGATTTGGTTTATTGCGTGCCACCGCCACCGCGTGATCTTGAACGCGAAACTGCCTTGATTCTCCGTTACATTGAAATCGACGATTCTGATCAACCACCCATTC